TTATACTTTTTGAACCCCAGATTCTGCCTGTTCCAACCTGGTTTTGACCGCCTCCAGGATGGCCACCCCCATGGTAGCCATTTCCTCCCGGGTGGAAATCCCCTGGGGTCTGGCAATGGTTTTCCCACCCTGGCCGTCGTCCACTCCGGCCAGAATCCCGGCCTGGAGGGCCCGCTGGATGTACTCTACGGCCCAGCTGCTGGCCGTCGCATTGTTGCGCTTGGCCTCCTGGGCGGCCCACTCCTCCCGGACAATCTTCCGGATCTGATCTTCGGTCATGTTATCTACCTCCTCCTGAAGCCGCCGGGTGACCTCGGCGGCGATTTCTTCGTGCCGCTCCAGCAGGTACTGCCCAGGGCAGGCCTTGGCTGCAAACCACCTGTGGACAGTCAACACCATCTCATCGGCCGCCGGCATATAGGCCAGAGCTTTGGCCTTGTCCTCCATCCACAGCAGCTTGCGCTTGCCGTTGCGCCGGCAGATGTCCGTCACCAGATCCAGCAGGGTGCTGTAAGCCGCTCCCGTCACTGCGTATGGATGTACGGTGTCACTGGCCGTCTCAATGGTGACCGCCCGGTGATCGTTGGCCCGGTTGGAGGAGCACCAGCTCCGATCATTCTCTGGCACACACAGTCCGATACTCCCGTCACAGCCTACCACATAATTGCAGGAGGCCCCGCCAACGGGGTCATAGGTAGTGAACCTGGCTCCGGAGCACCCCCGCTCCGCTGTCACCTGGCCCACATAGCAGTGGATGGTGACGCGGTCGATGGCGTGGTTCCGGGGGCTGGTGCGGTTGGGGCTGATCCTGGTATAGGTCACCAGGGGGCTGTTGCTCATTCGCCCTCAGCCTCGCCGCTGGCCTCGTCCTCACCGGCGTCACCGTCGCCCTCAGCTCCGGCCTCCTCCTTGGCCGCGTGCCATTCGTCGTCACTGATCTGCTGATCCATGCAGATCTTTTCGAAGATGGACCGATTGCCCAACTTGTAGGCTTTCCGCAGATCCCGCTCATTGCGGCCCAGCACGGATCTGGCCTCCCGCTCGCTCATGGCCTCTCCGGTGGTGTCGGAGACGATCTGGATGTCTCCCGTCCGGGTCATCTCCTTGCGCAGTTCGCCCTGGGCCTCTTCGGGAGACTCCCCCTCCATCTGGTGCTGAATGTCGATATACTTCCACAGATATTCGCTTGCTTTCATAGTAGGTTCTCCTTTCAATTATTAAAATAGGGGTATTTTTGTCAATTAGGTACTTGGTTTATTGGCGTTCTTCTCAGCCTGGGTGCCAAAATAGAAGGCAATGACCACCGTGAACACCGTCAAAAACTGATCCGCGGTGACACCGCCTGAACAGGTCAGGTAGGAAAACACCGCCGTGAGTACCAGGGTGACCAGGCTCTTGATGCTCAGCAGATTGGCCAGGCGCTTGTACATCTGCTCCACGCTCTCACCCCCTCTCCGCCTTCAGATCCCGGATGTCGTGCTGAACCTCGGTCATCTGCCCCTCCAGCTTATAGGTGCGTTCCACCAGGCTGTTGTGTGCCGCGACTTTCTGCTCCAGCTGCTCGATCCGGTAGGTGGTTAATTTATTGGATACCAGGATACCCCCGAAAGTACCGGCCAGGGTGCCGATCAGGGACATCCCGGCCACCGCCAGGGTCGTCCAGTCCATCATCCCTGTACCTCCTCAACGGTCCCCAGGTCCATCCAGGAGCCGGGGAGCTGGGAGGGCGGGTAGACTGTGTTGGCCTGGGTGCACTTCCACACATGGCCGTCCTCGGTGCAGCACTCGTCTGTCTGATACATCCCCCGCGTGCCCTGGGGCTCTGCATAAGGGGTGGCCTTGGCCGGGTCGGTGGTGTGGCAGATGTCCCACAGGCTCACCGCCTGGTCCGGCGACCAGTCCGGCTGCTCCGTGGCGTCGTGCTGCTGCCAGAGTTTGTACACGATCCCATTCCACTTGTAGGGGGTCCCGATAGGCACGCTGGAGTAATCCCGCTGCCGCCAGGTGGGGATGGTGTCCTGGCTGGCCATCAGCTCGGTGCCATCGGCATCGCCGGAGACCGCCCTGGTTGCCAGGGCCTCCGCGTCAGCCTTGCCGCGGGCCTTCAGCTCGTCCTTGGCCATGGTTACAATATCAGCCATTGCTCTCTACTCCTTCCTCATAGGCGGCCTGCAGGTCGGCCTTGACCGTCTCGGCGGTGCCTGCGGCCTCCAGCTCCTCGATCGCGGCCGCCTGGCTGTCAATGGTGGCCGTCTGAGTCTGAATGGTCTCCTCCTGCTGGGCGATGGTGCTGTCCTTTTCTGCGATAGTATTCTGCTGGGTCTGAATGGTGCCCTCCTGCTCCTGGATGGTCCCCTGCAGCTCCGTCACCTGGGCCTGGTAGCCGGTGACGTCACCCAGGTACTGGGTTCCCACCTGCAGCACCACATGGTAGCTGCGGGTAGCGGCGCTGTACTGGATATCCTTGACGGTGAAGCCGTAGCCCGCGGGCAGGATACACTCCCCCTCGATGGTGGGAGGGTCCCAGTTCAGGGCCTCGATCTCCTCCAGGGATGCGTACTCCCGCTCGAATACCACCCGGTACTCCCCGTTGGCCCCGCCCCGCAGCACCAGGCCGCAGGACAGACCGCCGATCTTGAACTTGTCTCCGTATAAGCTCATACAACTGGCTCCTTTCATTTTGCCAAAAACGGCATCATGTTTCTGGGTCTCACACGCCCTGCCGCCCGGTAACCCCGCCGGGCGGCTTCTTCCTTCAGAGCGCTCTTTCGAGCAGCCTGCTCCTGACTCTGGGCGGTCTCCGGCAGCTCTACATCTGTCAGCTCACCGGCCTCGTCCACCACCGGGGTAACCCACGGGTAGTACATCCGCAGCTTCTTCCCCAGCTTGGAACCACGGGACACCTCCCACCACTCCTCCGGAGAGAGCTCTGGCGCCGTCCGGAAGGTATATTCCCGTTCCACAGGCACCTGAAGCCCGCTCTTGGTATCCAGATGGGTTTCTCCCGTCCAGAAGGTATCCAGCACCCCCATGGTGCGCTTATGGATCAACATGGGCCGTCACCAACCTTTGCAGCCGGACATAGGTCTCCGGGTCCAGCCGGGCCCCTATGGTGTCCCCTGCCGGCTCCGGGAGCTGCCCCACCCGGACACCCAGCCTCTTCAGCCGGCAATAGGCCGCACGAACGGTCTGGGGCTTCAGGCCCAGCTCCTGGGCCACCTGGTCCACGCTGTCTCCCGCCTCTCGCCGGCGGGCCAGCTCGTAGTTGTACCGGCTTAGGCCCCCGATTTTTTCGCCCCGGAAGCAAAATCGGTAATAGAAATACAGACGCATACCAGTCTGAATGCACAGAGAAAATTTGTCCGCCCCCTCCCAGTTGCGGATCTCCGGCCGGGTGGTGGCCGCTCCCTGGGCCCCCAGCTGCTGGACAGTCTTTCCCGCCCGTGTCAATGTGCGGCTGACGGTGCTCTTCTCCAGCTCCAGCTTGTCTGCCAGCTCCTCCTGGGTCTTCGGCCACTTGGACAGCACCAGCAGCATCAGCTGACGCTGTCGGTCAGTGAGCACAGGAACCTTGGAGAGGTACTTTGTCCAATCAAACCCGCCCCGGCCGTCGGCACAGTCGGCAATGAGCCGCTTGGAGTCCACCCAGGCCTGCATCCGGTCCAGGCCCCGCTTTACGCAGCGGCTCACCGTGGACTTGGTCACACAATACTCCTGGGCGATCCGCTCCAGGGAGAGGCCCTGATTGTAGTAGGCGTCCAGGTAAAGCCTCTGCCGGTCGGTGAGCCGTTCACTCCCCTCAGCCATCCACTGCTGCAGTTGCTCCATACTGGCTCCCAGCTCCACCGGGTCGCCTGCCTCCACCTGTTCCCAAGAGTGGCCCTCCAGGTCGCTCCAGCAGGCACCGGAGCGCTCGAAGAAATCGAAGGACATGGCACCAATGTCCAATCTCCTGTTCTTCCGGGCGCGGGCCTTGCGCTCCTTAGGCGGGTCCAGGTGGTCGATCTGCTCCTGGAGCTCCCGGATCATGGTGCCGTAGGTGCGCAGCTTCTGCCGCAGGGCCTCCCGCTCCGAGGCGGAGCCGGCGGAGCGCAGCCGCCCCTTGTACTCCTCCCGCCGGGCCTTCAGTTTGTCCATCTGGGCCCGAAACTCCTCCAGCTGGGTCATCCGCTGGGGGTATCCGGGGCGGTATACATGGACAGTACCGCCTGCCCGTCATAGCCGGAAGTGTCCGGGTAGTGGAGCACAATGTCCCCGTTCTCCGCTGCAGTGGCATAGGTCTCCAAAGCAGCCCAGCTTCCAGGGCGGTACACACCGGAGACGGAGGAAAAGGCCCTGCAGGTAACCACATTCCCGGTCATTTTGTGAGTCGCTGCGGGGATGGTAAGGGTACACTCGCCCTCTCCCGCTACCCAGTCCGAAGCGGTGAATCGGGTGGTATAGGACAAGGTCTGGATCATCAGCAGGAGGTTTCCCGCCTCGTCCTCCCCCAGAATATCCCGCACTCCGTCGAACCAGTCGTTGAACGCCGCCAGCATCTGCTCCAGGTAAGAAGCGGTGGGAATATGCTGCACCGCGCTCACCGTGATCCCGCACACAGTGTCGTCCAGCCGCTTGTCCGTGATCAGCGCCTGGGTAATGGACGAGGTGCCGGCGGGTACGGAGATCTCTGCCAGCTCTAGCTCATAGACATCCGCGTTCCGGGTGATGGCCGGAGCGGTAGGCTGCGCCGCCGGTGTGCCGGTTACTACCTGGACGGTGATGGTGCGGGCGGTCAGATTCAGACGCAGCACCACAATGTCCCGGCGTTCGTTGCTGGCGTCCGCGTTGGCAACGGTCAGAGTTTTCGCCGTATCCAGTAGATATAGATAGCCCTCGATCCAGGCCCGGCCAGCGGCCACAGAGACCGTCATTCCAGTCCCGGCGCTTACCCCGCATTCGTCCTTATAGACGCCTGTGGTCACCAGCGCCTTGATGTACTTGGCCAGCCAGTCCGGCGTATACTTGCGGTCGCCGCCCTGGGATACAAAAAAGCCGCTGCTCTCGCTCATTCGGTATCATCTCCCAAATCCAATTTTTCCGGGAGCGGGGAGCCAAAGGTGGGAGTGAAGGTAAACACGCCCTTCTCGTAGACCTCCTCCACCTCCGTGATCCGCTCGTGCATGGTGATTCCCAGGCGGGTGTACTGGACGGAGACCAGGTCGCCCAGATCCCAGTCCACCCGATAACGGAAGTTTTCCACATCTTCGCCGTCCCCCTCAAAGGACTCCACCTTGACGCAGGAGGCAAGCTGTTCCAAGCCCCGCTGGCGCAGGAGGGCCTGGTACTCCTCCAGGGATGTGTCCGCGTCCTGCTGGATGTCTCTGGCGTCCACATAGAGTTCCCGCACCTCCTCGCCCTGGGAAAGATCCACGACTACCACCACGCGGTCGTCCCCTTCCCCAGCCCCGGCCACATAGGCCCGGTTTTTGTAGTTCTTGGAGGTCTTGGTGTACCGCGGGGACGCCAGGTTGCCGAACTCGTCAGAGAACAGAACAAAGGGCCGCTGGGATTGCAGAACTGTCCGGTCTACTCCCTCATAAACTTGGAAGATCATCGCCCCAGGCTGGAACAGCACCCGGAAGCCCAAGCCGGAGGCCCGGGCCAGCCGCTCCTCCGCTGTCAACAGATTCTTGTAGGTGACCTGCGTCTCAATGTTGTCCGGGCTGCCCACGCCGGCGGCCCCGGCGGCGGAGAGCTCAGGTACTACACGGGTTCCCTCCGGGATCAGGGCCAGCATGGCTTGCTCTGGGGGCATATGCAGGGTATAGCGCTGGGATAAGATGGCCCGTTCCAGTAGAGAGGACAACATTCTCCCGGTGACGGCCAGATCGTCCTCGTCGATGTCGATCTCCTCGATGATGGCAGACTCCTCCCGGTCGGTGCGCCGGATGATCCGCCCCTCGGCCAGCAGCTCCCGGTTTTCCAGGGTGGCGGGCACATGGATCTCCACCTCTCCGGGCTCAAAGTATTTCCTCCGCCACCGGACGCTGGTGGTGCGCTCCAGCACATCCACCAGGCCGTCGGTGCGGTCATACACATACAGCTCCACAGGCTACACCCCCCAGTACAGCGGCGTAGAGGCCAGGGTCACAGACAGGGCCCCTGATCCGCTGTCCGCCTCATAGGTAAACAGGTTTTCTCCCGGCTCCACCTGCAGCCAGGTGCCGCCGAATTCCCAGCAGTAATTGATGTTGCTCTCCACATTGTCCCGGATCAGCTTCACCCGCTTGCTGCCGGGGCCGGTGGTCACCACCAGCACATCCCCGTTGTGGAGCGTGGTCAAAATCCGGAAGGACTGCTGCCGGTTGACCTCGATGAGCTTTGGGTTGGACGCCTCACCGGTGGCAGTAAAGGTGACCGTCAGCCCCCGGCTGACGCTGCTGGGGTTGTGAACGGTGGCCATTTTGGTGTCATGCTTGATGGCCACCTCAAATTCCGCTTCCAGCTCCACCGGCCACTCAATCAGGCCCTCGATCTCCGCCACATCGGTGCGCTCGTCCTGGGCGTCCCGGAACACCGGATCAGGACAGATCAGCGAGATCGTTACATCCCGAAAAATCCCGTCCAGGTCGAACTCGCAGTTCTCCGTCTTATAGTCGATCTTCCGGGCCTTGTCGCCGTCATAGAAGTAAAGGGTTCCCGTCTCCCTTGGAACAAAGAAAGCGAAGAACTCCTCCCGGATCTGGTCGTGGGTTGTCCCCTCCGGAGGAATCACCGTGGCCTTGATCACAATATTCCGCTTGTTGGCGGTGGAGCCCTGGTAGAGCTCCCCGTCCATGCCGGCGGCCTGCCGGCTGCTCACATCGAAGTCCGCCTCACCCAGGCCCTCCGCCGAGGAGAGCCAGTAGGGCCGGGTGTGGGCAAAGGTTATGGTTCGGCCTCCGCGCTCACATACGATTCTCATGTTCTCGCCCCCGCCAGCATTTTTCTTGTGGCGTTCCGGGTCTTCCGGGCCACCTCAGCCGGCGTCATAGCCGCCGTGTAGAAGTTCAGGGTCTGCTGATAGCCGGCAGCTCCGCCGCTTGCCGTGCTTCCTCCCTCGGACGAGCTGGCCGCGTTCAGCGGCGTCACACGCGCTTTTCCGTTCACCAGGGACAGCAGCTCCGGCCCTGCCTCGCCCACAATGGCGCTGCCGGCCTCCAGGATACCGCCCTTGGCCAGCAGGGGGATCTCCGGAATCGTGGGGATCATGGGAAGCCCGGCGCCCAGCATATTCAGCACCGCGATCATCTCATTGATCCCGGCAATCAGGCTGTTGATAAACCCGATGGCCTTGTTCAGCATGCTGATGATCCCGTTCAAAGGCACCTTCACGATCTCCACTAGGGCGTTGAAGATTCCGGCAAATACATCCTGGACGCCCTGCCAGGCCCGCTCCCAGTCGGCGGTAAAGACGCCGGCCACAAAGTCGATGATCCCCTGGAAGATCTGCTTGATGCTGTCCACCAGGTTGGAGATACTGGTGGTAAACGCCGAAAACAGGTTTTGGATGTTCGTCCAGTGGGACTGCCAGCCGGTGAGAAACACCGTAGTCAGGAAGGTGAGCAGGGTCTGAAACACGGTGGTCACCACCTGGATCGCCGTCTGGATGGCAGTGGCGAACACGGAGACCACCGTCTGCAGCATGGTGAAGATATCTGTCCAGCTGACGCCAAAGACCTCCTGCAGGAAGGTGAGGAAGGTCTGGAAGATCATCGTGATAGATTCCCAGGCAATGGCCAGGGCCTCCTGGAAGGTCTGAAACAGCAACTGCATGGTGGTGATGATGGTTGTCCAGACCGGGGAGAATGTCTCCTGCAACCACTCCAGGAATACCTGGAACGCGGATTGAATCACCGCCCAAGCGGCGGTTACCGCATCCCGGAAAGCCTCGCAGTTATTCCAGAGCAGCACAACGGCCGCTGTGATCCCGGCGATGGCCGCCACAGCGATCCCGGCCGGGCCGGTGAGGAAGGTCATCACACTGGCCAGACCAGTAGCGGCCGCCGAGCCGGTTGTGGCCGCCCCGCTGAAGATGGCCAGAGCGGACGACACGGTACCGATGGCGGTGGCCACGGGACTGATAGCCGCCACCAGGGCCAGCAACGCCGCAATGGCGGTCTTTTGTCCGGTAGACAGGCCGTTGAACCAGGCCAGAAACTGGGCGGCCAGCTGGGTCACCGCAGTCACCACCGGCTGAATGGCCTCCGCCAGGGCCGCCATCTCCTGCTGCAGATCTGCCGAGGCCTCTTTTCCCTCTACCAGGGCGGCATTGTTCTCCTTCCAGGCGTTGTACGAGTCCATCAGGCCTGCGTCTGCCAGGGTCTGGAGGGCCAGCTGCTGCTTTTCTGCCTCGGTGGAGCACTCAGCCAAAGCGGCGGAGAAGTTGTCCGCTCCAATGCCCAGGCGATCCAGCAGCTCCCCGAACTGTCCCGTGGCGGTGCTGGTGGCCAGGGTCTCCTGCAGGCTGTCCGCCAGGCTTTCGATCTTCATGGTGTCCGGGAAGGCCAAGTAAGCTCCAGCCAGCCCTTCTACCGCCTTTTGCAGGTTGCTTTCGGTAAAACCGGCCTGAAGCAGGTTGGCCGTGGCCTCCACGCTGCTGTCCGTCTCGTCGGACACCACATTGAAGGCACTGAACGCCTCCCGGGCCGCGTCGACACCCACCCCCGCCTGCCGGGCGTTGTTGTCCAGCTTGGACAGGTCAGAGCGCAGCTCCTCGGTTGCCGGGACAGTGGCCACAGCAGCGGCCCCCAGGCCCAGAATACCCTTGGTCAGGGGCGCGGTGGCCGAAGCCACCTTATCCGCCCCCTCGGAGACCGTAAGGGCGTGCTGCCCCATCTTCTGCAGGGACACGCTGCTCTTGGAGGCTGCCGCCTGCAAGCTCTCCAGCTTTTGCTCGGTGGCCACGATCTCCCGCTGGAGAGCTTCATACTGCTCCCGGGAGACCTCGCCCCGCTGGAACTGCTGCTGAACCTGGGCCTCGGCATCTTTCAGGGCCTCCAGCTTGCTGCTGGTACCCTCCACCGCCTGGGCCAGAAGCCGCTGCCGCTGTTCCAGCAGGTTGGTGTTGGTGGGGTCCAGCTTCAGCAGCCGCTCCACATCCTTTAGCTGGGACTGGGTGCTGTTGATCTCCTTATTGACGCCCTGGAGGGCTTTTTTCAAACCGGTGGTCTCGCCGCCGATCTCTACGGTAATGCCTTTAATGCGGTCAGGCACAGAAACACCCCCTAAAAGCGGTCAAAATCCTCCTGCGTGGCCAACTGTGGGTACTTATACTCGTCGTTCTGCTGCTCGGTGTACATGTCGTTGACCATGCCGATGGTCAGCAGATCCAGATCCCGCAGGCTGATCCCCAACTGGACGCACCGCAGGAGGAAGATTGGCGTGGTCAGCTCCCGGTCAGTGGGCCTTATTTTTTTTTTAGGATTCGCCTGGGTCTCCGTGTTGAGATCCCAAAGCTCCAGGATCTGGGGGAATATCTCATAGACGGAGAAGGTGTTGAACTGGTCCAGCCACTCCTCCGGGGTGGCCGGCGTGTTCTCCGGGTCTCCGTGGCGGGCCATGATGAAGGCTACATCCTCGAACATCTCCAGCAGGCGGGGCGGGATGTTACTCTCCGGGCTGTCGCTCTCCTCCGCCTGCTTCAGGGCCTTCTGGATCTCCCCCATGTCCTGCATGATGTCCCGGCGGAATTTGATCCGATAGAGCCGGGGGACGGCGGCGGTGGCCCGGAAGGTCACCGGCCGGCCGTCAATGGTCATCGTCTTTACCATAGCTCCTCCTTATCCCGCGGCCGCAGTGGGCGTATAGACCTCGTCGTACCAGGCGCTGGCCACGGCGGAAGTCGTCTCATCTCCGGTCTTGGCCTTCACATAGCCGTTGGGCAGAGATGCAGCGGAGATAGTTAGGGTCTCCGTGCTGGGCTCGATCTCGTCCTCGGAGGTCTCGCTCTCAATGTTGGGCCGGGTGGCCGTACAGTTATAGAGCACATGCTTGACGCCGGAAGCGTCCCCCTCAAACTCAAACAGCAGCGCGAAGGCTTTGCTCGCGGCGGTGGATTTTTCCAGATAGACCTTATCGGTCTCATTCAGCTCCTCCCCCAGGCAGTCCTGTCGGAAGGAGTCGGGCACCATGGCGGACTCAAAATCCCCCTCATAACCGTTGTTCTTCGCCGACTGCCAATAGACAATGCCGTCGGCGTAAAACTTGCTGATGCTGCCCTGCTGCTCCAGGGAGATGGACACCGCGCCAGGCCAGGGCACCGGCGTGGCATAGGTGGGCCAGGTGGAGGCCGTCCCCTCCTCCGTCATGGGGGCATAGTGGACATTCTTAATGTTGTACTTTACCTTGTTCTTGCTCATGGTTCACACCTCGATCTCATAGATCACTTCATTCATGCGTTCGCTGGAGATGTATGCCTCGTCTTTGGAGAAGAAGATCCCGGCGCCAGTGAGCGCGGCCTCGACCACTGCCTCGCTCTCCGGATCTTTGTCTCTGGAGTAGAGCTCCAGGGTGTACCGCTGACCGGAGGCATAGACGATGCCATCCGCCCCAAAGGGATTGCTGCGCCCAGCATAGTACACCCCGTAGGGCAGAGGCGGGGCCTCCCTTTCCTCCCACTGGCGGTAGGCCCAGGGGAGGCCGGTACTGTCCAGCACGGCTTTCAGCTGCTGCAGCGTCATCATTCGGACAGCACCGCCTTTGTCTTTTCCTCCAGGAGCTGCACCGCGTGCTCCTCTGCCGGGGCAATGTGGGGGATCGCCGCCACCCGGCCACCACCCGCCTTGGCGTGGCCCTTCTCTAACAGATGGGTCAGCTGGTAGTCTGTGGCGTTATGCACCACATTGCGCAGTTGGGTGGAGTTTTCATAGGCTTTCTTCTTCCGCCAGCCCTTCTGGTAGTCCCCAGTATCCTTGGGAGAGTTCTGGCGGATCTCCTGCAGGCAGGTGTCTGTCACCTGGTTTACCACTTCCTTCACCTGGCCGGTGACCTGCGCGGAGTATTTCTCCAGCTCCGCGGCGATAGCGTCGCCCAGCTTATCCACGGAGACCGCCATCCGCATCCCCTCCCTTTCGCATCACATACAACTCCCGGTTCTCGCCGTTCAAGAAGGTGCGGTACACGGAGTACCGCTCCCCCTTCAGTTCCACCAGTGTCTCTCCGTGATAGTCCACATCGGGAACTACCACCAGGAAGGAGGGTTTCAGGCCCATGGCGCCGGCGGCCTGAAACTCCGCCCTGATGATGCTTTTCAGCTCCCCCCAGACCTCCGAGGTCGTCTCCTTCCGGACGGGATTGCCGATGGTGTCCCTGCCGGTGACCGTGACGGCGATCAGCGTCACCGGCGTGTCAAAATTACACATCCTGCTCCTCCTTCTGGGGGTACACCAGGGCAAGAGCGGTCTTCATCTCCAGGTAGTCCCGGCGGTACTGATCCCCCTTGTCCGCATAGTTGAATTTCCAGCGGGCGTACAGCTTCACCGCCATGTCCACCAGCGCGTTATCCACATTGGACATACCAGCTGTGGATAAATCCAACTGTGCGGCATCCATAGTGCCCTGGATCTCATTGTCCAGCTTCTCGCTGGTCAGGCGCAGGTACGACCGGAGCTCCTGAACTGTCAGCACAGGGGTTCCCTCCTCTCTGGAAGGGCGACCCGAAGGCCGCCCTTCTATGGTTCAGCAGCGCTTAGGCCGAGGCGCGGGTAAACAGGCACACGGCCTTCTTCTCCGCAGGCTTACCGTCGGCCAGAGCCATAACTCGGAAAACAGTGGAGCCGGAACGGAAGGCCACCGACTTGTCGCTCTCCACCGCGGGGGCCTGGGCAAAGTTGAACTTGTAGGCCTCCTTGAAGTCGCCGAAGAGCAGGTTGTCCGCCGTGCAGTTGTCGTCTACGATGACGGGGTAGCCCAAGATGTTGAACTTGGCCGGCGCCTGGGGGTCTGCCACCACCACGGGGCGGCCGTTGGTGTCGGTGATTCCCAGCACCTCCTTGTAGAACAGGGCTCTGGGCATGGCGAAGGAGGCGTTGGTCAGGTACTGGGTGGGAAGGGTGGAGATGATGGTCAGCAGGTCCTTGTAGGTCATGGCCGCCTTGGTGAAGGTGCCCTTCTGGGTGATCTCCCCCTCCTTCAGCAGGCCGGTGGCCTGGCTGCTGCCAGTGCCGGTAAAGATCGCGGCGTCCACCGCCACAGACAGCTTGTTGGCCAGCCGCTCCACCAGCCAGGTCTCGAAGGCATCGATACCCATAGCCATCACATCGGCGGTGATCTCCACCGTCTTGATGAGCTTATAGGCCCCCAGGGTGATGGAGGTGATGGTGTCGGCGCTGTCGGTTGCGGCGGTACCCATGGCCACCCAGCTGGCAGCATTGACGGTTCCCTCAATGGGGAAGGACATATTGCCGGGGATGTAGGTCACATCCACCGCCGCGATCATGGGGGTCAACTCCAGGCGGTGGATAATCCGATTCATGGTCTGGGTGGGGATGGCCGCGCTGGCGGTCACCGCTGCCCTCTCCTCCGCGTCCAAGGTCTTGCCCTGCAGGTTCTTCAGCCAGGCGGAGCGGTACTCCGGAGTGTCCACCCCGAAGGTGCGCTGCTCCTGGGCTCCGGTCTGGAAAGTGCGGGTCACCCGGCCGCTGACACCGGTGCCGATCTCCTTCAGGATGGCCGCCCGGCGCTCGGCGGCGCCGGTGATCAGCTTGCGCTCCTCCTGGAGATCCTTCACTTCCTTCTCCAGGGCGTCCAGGTCAGCCCCCTCCTGTTCCAGCTCGGCGGGGATGGCCGCCAGCCGGGCCTCAATCTCCGAGAGCCGATCCGCCGGAGCAGCGAAGAACTGCAGGCCGATCCCGGACAGCTTGCCGGGATGGCGGCGGGTGTGGCCGGCCTCCAGGGCCCGGCCGATCATAGTCACATCGTTTCTCTGATTCATCGTCTTGCCTCCAATAAAATTCGAATGATTTGCTGCTTTCTCCGCGCTGCGGCCTGGGCCGCCAGCCGCTCCTGCTGCTCCGCCTCGATCACTCCGTCGAGCCAGGAACGCGCAGAGATCTCGGTCGCTGGGTTCGCGGGCATAGACACCGCGGACACATCGTAGACCTTCTGAATGGATAAAATGCGCCGGGTATGGGTCTCCCGGTCATAGCTGTCCTCTCGGACGGTAAACGCCCAGGACATCTTGGTGATCAGCCCGGCGGAAATATCCTCGTGCATGGACCGGGCCTGCTCCGTTTTGGACAGGTCTGCCGCCATAAACAGGCCGTGGTCGTCTGGCACTACCAGGAGGGTATTGCTCCTCCCGGTTCTGGCAAACACCCGGCCGCCATGGTCGTACTGCATGATCACATCGGACAGATCCGCCCCGTCCAGGGCATGGCGGTCGATGATTTCCTTGTATTGAATCCCGTCGCACTCATAGAGCACATAGGGATCGTCGAATGTGGTGGCGTACCCCTCCACATAGAAGTCAGTGTCAAACCGTTTATTGGCCGCCGCCGGTGCCAGCAACGGCATCGTTCGGTACTCCCGATTGATTACCACCGGCAATTCCCTCACTCCCTTCTGTCACTCCGTCCTGACGGTTCAGGGCGTTTACTTCCGCATACTCCCGGCGGATGTAGTACCGCTGGGCCTCCGGCGTACCCAGAACGGGCATCTGGAACACTTCCCGGCCCTCGTCGATGGTTATCATTCCCCGGTCGAAGAGCTGGGTCACCGTGTTCAGCTTGTCCGCCATGGTCATGTGCTGCAGCCGGTTCACGGTAAAGTCAATCTGCTTCCCCCTGGCCACCTCTGCCGGGGTGTAGGCCATGTTGGTATGCACCAGGGACGCTTCAATGGCAAAGGGCTCGATCTGCCCCTCGTAGTAGGCCGCCCACTCGTCCGGAGTATATTTGCTCTGGAGAATCGCGTCGTTCATGCCGAAGTAGTCAAAGACGCTCTCCCGGATCATGGCCGACTGCTTATCGTCCACAATATAGGGCTTGGTGGTGATCTCCTTCACATCGGCATACTTGGCGTCGAACATCATCACGCCCCCGGCGTTGGCCGGGTCCAGGTTGTCCCGCACCAGACGATCCCGCTCCTCATTGATGGCCGCCGGCTTCAGGGTCTGGGCCAGCTTGGCCAAAAAGCGGACGGAGGCGGACGCCTTCACCCCGTTGACAATGCTCTGGTTCTGGGCGTTCACCAGCTCCAGGGTGGGGCGAAGAGCCCGGTTGTCCTCCCCGAAGAAGTCGTCCCGGTACTGCATCTGGCTCAAGATCCCGGCGCGGTCCAGCTCCACCGCCGCCGTACCGGCGTTGGGGAACCGGAAGCGCACATAGGGCACGCCATCGCGCTCCACGATGGCCGCCTCACTGGGCAGGACGGGATAGAAGCCCTCCAGCCGGAGCATGAGCTCATCAGCGTACACCGGCACGATGAAGGCGGTATTCTCCGTCTTGTAGATGGTGGCCAGCCGGTACAGGTACTTCTTGGTGTCCATCCAGGGGTTGGGCCGGTAGGTCAGCGCTCGGTCCAGCCGGGTACTTCCCGGTCCGGATACCACCGGCCGCAGCTTGCTCACATGGGTGGCAAAGGTGTGGATGCAGGCCCGGGTCAGAGCCATCTCGTATACACCCCCGTCGAAGGAGGTATACACCGGGGTGTAGCCCCCCAAAGTCTTGAAGTAGGTATAGACCGCCGCTTCCGATACTTTTCTGGGAAACAGCTTTTCAAACAGCCCCACGCGCTCACCTCAGTTCAGATTGATATATTGGTCTTTCTTGTCCCGGAGCACCGTATAGGCACACAGCAGGGCCACCGTCCCGTCGATCCGCCGGCGGGGGTCCAGGGACTTCACCGGCTGACAGTTGCCGTTCACGTCCACCTTCTCCTCGGTGTTGATCAGGCACCACTTGTCCACCGGGTTGTTGTCGTAAACCACCAGATGGGCCTGGAAATCCGCCCGCAGATCCTTCATGGGCTGGGACAGTGTTTGGGGCCCCTGGCGCACGGGGATCATGCTGTTGGCGCCGAACTCCGCCTGGAACTCCCGAAGCAATGTATCGTCGATGTGCCAGGGGTCATAACCGATGAACAGGGTGTACAGATCCTCTGTGTCCCTCAGTTCCTTGAACCACTCCAGGAAGATCCGCTTGTCGCACTTGTTCCCGGGACAGGTACGCATATAGCCCTGCTGAATCCACAGGGAGTAGGGCACATTGTCCCGCTCCCGGCGGTTTCCCTCCGCCTCCTGCTTGTCCAGGACGGCCTGGGGAATCCAGTACATGGAACGCACATAGATGTGCGGGTCATCCGGCCGCATACAGATGGCCTTGGCGGCGTTCAGGTCGGTAGTGTCCGCCGCGTCGAAGCCTCCGATGGCGTAGTCAAAGCGCAGCTCCGGATCTTTTGTCCAGACCACCTCGTTGTTCAGCTCCTCATACCGCAACCAGGCGCTGGCCGAGGTCTGGGGCATGTTGAAGTCCTTGACCATCACGGTGGGCTTGAAGCTGGGGTCGTCCTTGGCCTTCTGCACCATCTGGGCCAGGTAGTCCCGGCTCTTGATGGTGCCCAGGCCGGGGTTTGCCTTCTCCCAACACTCCGGCTTATCCCACTCGTCCCGGCTGTCCAGCTCGTACAGAAAGGGCAGAAATCTGGGGTTTTCCGCCTTCCCGTCCAGGATGTCACAGGCGTACTGGTACTGGGCGTCAAAGATCCCGCCCCGGATGAAACCGTTGGTGGTGATGGTGAACAGCAAGGGCTGGCTCCGGGCGCCCATGGCCTGTTTGATCAGGTCGTAAATGTCACGGTTCTTGATGGCGGCCAGCTCGTCGATGGTGGCCCCGTGGACGTCCAGGCCGTCCAGGCTGGAGGTGTTGGAGGCCATGGCCTTGATAAATCCCAGGTTCATGGGGTTGTAGATGTCCGCCACCCGGCGGCGCAGGTGCCGGGAGAGCATGGGCGACTGGTGGACCATCTTCTTGACCGCGTCGTATCCCAGCTTGGCCTGCTCCAGCTTGGTGGCTAGGTTGTAGATCTGGGGCGCGCCCTCTCTGTCGTTCACCAGTAGGTCCAGCTCCACAGCGGCAGTCTCGGTGGTTTTTCCGTTTTTCCGGCCCTCCACGATGAGGACCTCGTTGTACTGCCGAAGGTCGTTGTCGTCCACAAAGCCGAAGATGGCCTGAAGCCG